AGATCCTGGATCAGTTAAAAGAGTTCAGACATTAATTAATGAAAATGTTCAAAATTTAATTGATGAAATAATATCAATTGATACAAAAACATATGACGGCTTGTTTCCTGATTTGCCATTTAAGAAAAGAGAAGAATGGGCAGATGCTTTAATTAAAAAAGATTTATTTGAATTAGCATACAGAAAATTTGTATTGAAAGATCCAGATGTGCCTGATTACTATTCTGTAACACCAGAAGATTTTGTTATACAAAGATATTCTTTTCAAGGTAATAGTGCAACATCAGCTGCGGATAGAGCCGCTGACAAGGCAGAACAAATAAGAGCATTTACAAGAGACGGTGTATTTAAAAAATCAAGGTATAGAGGTATTGGCATGTCCGAGTTCTACGGAGGGCCTAATGCAAAAGATCAAAATGGTAAACACTATACATCGGTAATAGAAAAAATATTAAAAAACCAAGCTAAATCTAATAACTCAGAATTTACGGTTTTAAATGTACAAACAAAAGAGGGCTCAAAAGATGTTTACAGAATTACTGATCAGAGTGGTAATATGGTGGCAACCCTTTCTAATAGACGACAGGCAGAACTAGTCGCAGAGAATAACCCAAATTACAGAATACAAACAATTAGAGTGCCAGATCAAAAAAGTACAACTCCATCTTTTGCTATTAAAATTACAGAAGAAATGCTAGAACCTTATAAAACCCACAAAGCCAAAGGTGGACTTGTGCAGATGATTGATAAATTTGAGGTAGCTTAATGGTTGTAGATAGAAGAATTACAGGTGAGCCAACACAAGTTGAGTCAGAATCTGTTACAGTAGAAACTCCAGATGAGTCGTTAACAGTAGAAAATATTGAAATGACTGATGATGGAGGGGCCATAGTTAATCCCTTGATGGATGAAGTTGATAGTGAGTTTGATCAAAACTTAGCAGATTTAATTGAAGAAGAAGATTTAGATTCCATATCATCAGACTTAATTGGTGATTACAAAGAGGATAAATCATCAAGACAAGAGTGGCATGACTCATATGCAAAAGGTTTAAAATTACTAGGTTTTAATTATGAAGATAGATCTCAGCCTTTTCAGGGAGCAAGTGGTGTAACACACCCTCTACTATCTGAGACTGTTACACAGTTTCAAGCACAAGCTTATAAGGAATTATTACCAGCAAACGGACCTGTTAGAACACAAGTTATTGGAGCTACTTCTACACAAAAAGAAGAACAGGCACAACGTGTTCAAGAATTTATGAATTATCAAATCATGCATGTTATGGAGGACTATGATCCTGATCTAGATCAAATGCTTTTTTACTTACCATTATCTGGTTCATCATTTAAAAAAATATATTTTGATTCTACTCTTGATAGAGCGGTATCTAAATTTATTCCAAGTGAAGATGTTGTTGTACCGTATACATCAACTGATTTAGCATCAGCTGAGAGAGTTACACATGTTCTTAGAAGAAATGAAAACGAAATAAAAAAATTACAAGTTCAAGGTTTTTATAGAGATGTAGAAATAAAAGAACAAATTGATGAAGAAAATAGTCAAATAAGAAATGCAGTTAATAAACTAGACGGTGTTAGACCAACTTCTACTTCATACAGTAATGATAATTATACATTACTAGAAATACATTGTGAATTAGACTTGCCAGGTTTTGAAGATCAAGACGGTATTAAATTACCATACATTGTAACTATTGATGAAGGATCACAAAAAGTTTTATCTGTGTATAGAAACTATGATGAAAAAGATCGTTTAAAAAAGAAAAAACAATATTTTGTTCATTACAAATTTTTACCTGGTCTTGGGTTTTATGGCTTTGGATTGATACACATGTTAGGTGGTTTATCTAGAACAGCAACAAGTGCTTTACGTCAATTAATTGATGCAGGAACTTTAGCAAATTTACCTGCTGGATTTAAAGCAAGAGGCCTTCGTATTCGTGATGATGATAATCCAATACAACCTGGAGAGTTTAGGGATGTTGATGCACCAAGCGGTGACTTACGTGCAGGGCTTATGCCTTTACCATACAAGGGAGCAGATCAAACATTATTTCAATTACTAGGATTTGTAGTACAAGCTGGTCAAAGATTTGCTGCTATTGCAGATCAAAAGATTGGTGACTCAGTTGCAGCTAATGCACCTGTAGGAACTACAATGGCATTAATAGAACGTGGCTCTAGAGTCATGAGTGCAATACATAAGAGATTACACTATGCACAAAAAACAGAATTTAATTTATTAGCAAAGGTATTTAAAGATTTTTATTCTCCTTTATATCCGTATGAAGTTGGCAAAAATGCAGTGCCTAGTATTAAAACAGCCGACTTTGATGAAAAGGTTGACATCATGCCTGTATCAGATCCTAATATTTTTTCTATGTCACAGAGAGTGACACTGGCTCAAACACAATTACAAATGGCACAATCAGATCCTAAGCAACACAATTTATATGAAGCTTACAAAAGAATGTATCAAGCTTTAGGTGTTAAAGATATTGATGCAATATTACCAGTGCCAAAACCTGAAGCACCAAAAGATCCAGGTTTAGAAAATGCAGATTCTTTAATGGCTAAAAAACTTATTGCATTTAGAGGTCAAGCTCATCAACAACATATTGAAGCTCACAGAGTTTTCATGTCATCAATGTTAGTGAGAGCAAACCCACAAGCTACTATTTTATTGCAAGCACACGTCATGGAACACATATCTTTACTTGCAAGAGAAGAAGTAGAACTTGAAATGAAAGATATTATTGCACAAGAAGCTCAAAAATTTGGTGGTCAGATACCACCAGAGCTACAATTAGAGTTTCAAAAGCAAGTTGAAGTACAAGTTGCCGATAAAATTTCTAATTTTATTAGTGAAATGTTCATAGAAGAACAAGAAGCGATGCAACCGCAAGGTCAAGACCCATTAGTTTCACTAAAAGAACAAGAATTACAAATAAGAGCACAAGATGTTCAAAGAAAAGCACAAAATGACAGTCAAAAATTAGAACTTGATGCTGCAAAACTTGATCAACAAGCAAAAATAGCGCAAGATAAGATAGATTCTAATGAAGACATTGCACAATTACGTGCTAATGTTAACTTAGAAAAGCAAAACAATGACAATAACCGAAACAGAACTTAAATTACACACTTTCTATAAGCAAATTTTAGATTATGTAGAAAAAACTTCCAAAAGTGAGCAAGATAGTATACTTTTGGCGGGTGCAATGATGGCAGCTTCTAGATTTTTGTATTATAAAAATTTAAACGAAGATCAAGCAGGTGAATTATTGGAACAAAACACGTTTGATTTGGTCGATTTGGTCAAACCAACAATACATTGAGGTAATATGAATTTTAAAAAGGCAAAAATGACTGTAGTCCCACAAAAAAATCCTTTTCCTAACCCCGTTGTTGGCTCAGATGCTGCGATAACCTTTGCACCATTTGTAGTTAGACAAAATAAAGGATCAGGACCAAAAGGGCAGACAAGTAAGGCACAAATTAAAAAAGTTCCATTTAAAGGCGTAAAGTAGTATACTTCGCATTTGAAAAAAGGAGGTTTGCATGAACTTACTAAAAGATCTATGGGCTCATTTGAAAGAATGGAGCGACTGGAAGATGAAAGATTGGATTAAAGCTGCTATTGTGGCTATAATTGTAATCATAGTAATCGGAGCAATCTAATTTATGGTTTGGCAATTACTCGCTAAACCTCTTCTTGGCGTCGTCGCTGATGGCGTCAAGGGTTTTGTNGAAACAAAAAAGCAAAAGCAGAATTAGCAGTTACTACAATAAAAGCTCAGCAAAAATTAAAAGAAGATCAAATTGCAGGTAAAGTTGCATGGGAGCAAAGTGCCGTGGATCAAATGAAAGGGTCTTGGAAAGATGAGGTAGCATTAATTGTTCTCCTTCTTCCAGCCGTTTTAGTTTTCACGCCTTTACAAGATCATGTTCATAAAGGTTTTCTTGCTTTGCAGGACCTTCCTGCGTATTATCACAATTTGTTATACATTGCGATTTCTGCCAGTTTCGGCATTAAGGCTGGATCTAGCGCTATCGGATTATTTAAAAAGAAATAAAGGAGAATATTATGGTTGATCACACACATGAAGAACACATCGTAGGTAAAAGCGGTGACTATACAGCTAAGGGTAACATAGGCGATACTTGGGAGAAAAGTGCATACACTGGTGGAGTATCCGTAAAAGGATCTGCAACTCTTGTAGATGACACACCTGATGGCAGCTACGACGTAAAAATTAAAACAAACTGTGATGGCTATAATCATACTTACACTGTTGACAAAGGTGAGAACTTTGATTTCAAAAAAGTTACAACAAATTTTTTTGATGAAACTGATATTAAAATAACTGTTACAGGTAATGATGGTCAAACAGGAACTTTTAAATTAGTCATAGATTATTCAACTTGTTAAATGAGTTACGAAGCATTATCTAATTCTGTAAAATTAAGTGAAGGTTTTAGAAATAAAATTTATCAAGATACCGAAGGATTCGATACAATTGGGTGGGGTCACAAAGTTGTCCCCGCAGATAATTTCGTTGCTGATAAAGAATACACCGAAGAAGAATTACAAGCAGTATTTGATAAAGATTTAAGCAGGGCAATAGCTCAAGCTAAACAATTAATGTCACAAAATAATATTGACGATTTACCAGAAACAGCACAGCACGTCTTAACGGAGATGTGTTTCCAACTTGGACAGTCAGGGGTGTCCAAGTTTAAAAATATGTGGAGAGCCCTGCAGGAAAGCAATTTTATAGGTGCGAGTTACGAGATGCTCGACTCGAGATGGAATAAACAAACTCCAAATCGTTGTAAAAAATTGGCTGACCTTATGAAATCATGCAGCTAAAATTTGATACTAAAGTAGTTCAACATTCTTACCTGGGTCATTACGCAGTTAATATTTTTTATAATATTTTGGAAGATGATTATTTAAAAACTCTTAAAGAAAGAACTTTAGAGTTAACTGAAAAAGATACTATGAAACACTCTACAAACGTTAAAGCAAACATGACTGCTTATGAAAAAATGGTAGATGATCCTATTTATGACACCTTTAAAAAAACAGTGCTTAGTTTTTTTAATGCTGCTTTAGTGTTGAGAACACCTCATATTGATGTGCCAAAATTTTATTTTTATGAACTTTGGGGAATGAAATTTAACAAAGGTCAAAGGACGTTAGCTCATAATCATATGGGAGCTAATTGGTCAGGTGTTTTTTGTATAGATACTGATAAAAATGCAGCACAAATAAATTTTCCTGAAATGGATCACGCTGAAAATATGATACCAAATAGTTTATATCTATTTCCAGGTATGATGTTGCACTCTACAAATCCATATCTTGGGAAAAATCCTAGGGTAGCAGTTTCTTTTAATCTAATGACTAGTCACACAAAAGTTGTATGAGATTTGAAAACTTTTTCACCGCATACAAAAAAGATTTAATTGCTAGACAAGAACAGATAAAACAGTCTATATTAAGTGGGATGGCTAAAGATTGGTCAGATTATAGGTATCTGACTGGTAAATTAGCTGCATTAACACAAGAAGTTCAGGAACTCACGGACCTGCTTAAGAAAACGGAGCTAGATGATGACTAAAACGGCAAGTAAAATAATTATGCCAAAACACATATGGGATGGCAAAGCTGTAGAAAAACAAAAAAAAGAATTAGAGAAAGTTCCAAATCCCTCTGGATACAGAATTGTTTTGTTTCCTTTAAAATTAGATAGTAAAACTAAATCAGGTATTATACTTACTGACGACACTGTTACAGAGTCACAATTAACAACAAATATTTGTAAAGTTTTAAAAGTAGGCTCCGATGCTTACAAAGACAAAGATAAGTTTCCCACTGGTCCTTGGTGTAAAGAGGATGATTGGGTATTGATTACTCGTTACGCAGGTTCTAGAATTAGAATTGATGGTGGTGAGTTAAGGATTATTAATGACGATGAAATACTGGCTGTCATTGACGATCCTCGAGATATTTTGCCAGCTAACATATTATAAACATGGAGAAGTCTATGCAACCGCAAGTGCAATCAGAGCAAGATAAAATGGTGCCGATAGATACCTCGGGTGATTCTGTCGAAATAACTCTTGATGAAAATAAAGAAAATAAAGAAAATAAAGAAGCCCTTAAAGAAGAAATACAGGTAGAAGAAGAACCTGTAAAAGTAGAAGAAACAAAAAAAGAAGAAGAATTAGAAGAGTATTCTCAATCTGTAAAAAGACGTATTGATAAACTTACTCGTAAAATGCGAGAGGCTGAAAGACGTGAACAAGCTGCAATTGATTATGCAAAAAAAATTCAAGAAGAGAATAAAAATTTACAGGCTACAACTGTTGCCTCTTCACGTGAAAGAGTTACGTCCGATGAAGCAACTGTGGCTTCCACAGAAACACTTTTAAACACAGCTTTGAAACAAGCTATGGAACAAGGTGATGTTGAAAAACAAGTTGAAGCTCAACAAAAAATGGCACAATTAGCCATAGAAAAAGAGAGACTTAGAATAAGAAAAAATAGATTAGAACAACAAGAAGCTCAAAAACAAGAGCCTACAGTTGAACAAGCTATTGATACTCCTAATCAGAGAACTCAGGCTCAACCAGATCCTAGAGCTCAGGAATGGGCAGAGGGCAATAANTGGTTTGGAACTGACAAAGCTATGACTTATACTGCGATGGATTTACATGACGAAATAGTTAACGAAGGATTTGACGTTTCGACTGATGAGTATTATAATGAAATAGATCGGAGAATCCGAAAAGAGTTTCCTCAAAAATTTGAGGATCAAAGTAAGCCAACGCAAAAAGTTGCTTCGGCTGTACGAAAAACGGCATCAGGCCGCCGCACTGTGAAACTCACACCCTCACAGGTAGCAATTGCAAAAAAACTTGGTGTGCCACTTGAAGAGTACGCAAAACACGTGAAGGAGGCGTAATATGACTACAAAAGGAATAAAAAACCTTTCACGCAAAACAGAAACCCGTGAAAAGGTGACTCGAAAGAGGGGATGGGTTCCTCCATCAAACTTAGACGCACCAGAACCACCAGAAGGTTTTCACCACAGGTGGGTAAGGTCTGAATATCGTGGTCAACAAGATGAAAAAAATGTCATCGGAAGGATCAGAAGCGGATACGAACTTGTGAGAGCAGATGAATATCCAGACAGAATGGATTTACCACACATTGAAGATGGTAAATACAAAGGCGTTATAGGTACAGGCGGACTTCTTCTAATGAGATGTCCTGTTGAAGTAAAAGAGGATCGGGATCAATATTTCCGTGATCTTACAAACGACAAGACAAAAGCAATAGAAGCTGATCTACACAAAGACGAGCACCCAGCGATGCCAATCTCCCAAGAGAGGCAGAGCAGAGTAACTTTTGGGGGCAAAAAATCTTAATAAGTAAGATCATTATGTCTCTAAAAATATTTAGGAGACTACTATGGCTAACATAGATCAGCCGTTCGGTCTTAGACCGATAGCTAAAGTTGGTTCTGCCCCTGGCGGAACAACNGGTACTACTAAATACTCTATNACAAGTGGCGCAGGCGGAATTTTTACTGGTGATCCAGTTAAACCAGCTGCCGACGGTTCAATCGTCGTAGCAACTGCTGGCGACCCNATNAGAGGAGTATTTATGGGATGTTTCTATACAGATCCATCCACAAGCAAGCCTAGATTTAATAACACGTTCCCTAACGGAACGGCTGCATCNGATGCGATTGCATTTGTAGCTGACGACCCTGATCAATTATATATTGCTCAGCAAGACTCAGCTGTAAGCACTCTAGTTGCTGCTGATTTAAACCAAAACTGTGATCTAGTTTTTGGCGCTGGTTCTACCACTACGGGTATTTCTGGTGTAGAAATTGATTCAAGTTCTAAAAATACTACTGCTGCACTTCAGGTGAAGTTGATTGATTTTTATGA